TCATCTTAAACTTTTTTCCATTGTGTCTACTAACTGTGAGTGCGCTTCCATTGTTCCGCTATCATCACTTACTCTTTTGCTAAAATCGTTTGCATCGCCAACTACTAAAGAAAATATATACTCTCCAAACCAACTTTGGTTATATATCGTTCCGAAGCCTATTGCATTGATTATTTTTCCCCAGTTTGTTACCATTTTTTTCTTTGTTTAAATAATATAAAAGTTTCTTTTCGTTATCTTGTTTTGGTTTGTACTTACTTACAGCATCCATCCGTTAAATAAAGCGTTTTTATCAGGATATATCTCCTCATTGTTATTTGAATAATACTCTGGAAATTTACTCGGTGCGTTGAAACTTAAATAGTCAATAAGCCTTTGAGTGTAATACTCGGCATAATCCCTTTCCTTTGCTATAAGAGAATCAATCTCTTGCTTATCAGCTAAACTACTGTTTTCAGAATTGTGCTTATAAACGCCACCATTTGCAATGGTATATGCTGCAAACGGAAGATACTCAACCATAGCGTAATGAATTAGCATAGGCTGAACATAGTCGTTGACAAGGCTTAGGTAATCTCCAGCAAGAGTGTCATCTATGATATCTTGGCTAATCTTATTGTACAGGTCTGTACCGAGATAATTCTGAATATGAATTTCTTGTGCAATCTTAATGAACTGAATAAACTTATCTGTATCTATATTACCGCTTAAAGCAGTATTTCTGATAAGGTCGCTTCTCTTTATAAATATGGCTGTTGGCATTATTCTATATTTTCAATTTGTTCTTCCACCTTCTCTTTAACTTCTTCCTCTATATCCTTTTTAACGCCTGTTTCCTTCTCTATCTCGGCTTCGCTGATAGCGTTAGTCAAGTCGGTAAATTCAAGCGGTTGTAGGGTCTTAAAATAGATGTCAAGCTCAATTCCGTTGTATTCAAGTATCTTTTCAAGTTCATCAAGAATAGTTACTTGCATTGGTCTGATAACTGTGTTATCCATAAGAACAGAAGCGGTCTGCAATTCCTCTGCATTATTACCAAGACCAGAAGTATCTTTAATGCCAACAAGCATCGGAGATACAATTCGGTGTGATACCATTACTTTACGCATACTCTCATCAGATAAAAACTGATACTGCTGATGGGCATCACTAAGTTGTACTGGCTCAATAGTAGCAGCTAATTCCTTGCTATCATTAAATGCCAATATGAAACGACCAGCATTTGAACTACCGCTAAATTTATTGATTATGCTTCGCTCTATAGCATCTCTCTGCTCTGGGTCTGGCGTACCATTATTGAAGTTAATAAGCATTGATGGACTTAATCCATTCTGAATGTTATTTATGTGGTAATTAGCAATCTCCTCTTCAAGTTCTGCATACTGTAAACCACCCTGATAATCTACTGGAGAATAGTATTTATATCCAGCACGATATGGCTTGATGTAAAGTATCTCAATAGGCGAGTTAGAATAACCAAATGCAGGTATTCTTTTTAACTTGTCGTTAGGTTTTGCTTCAGACCAATTAGAATGATAGTAATATGCCTCTATTTCGCCTTTAGAGTTGCATTTCTCGGCTCTTAACGTCTCAACTGGTAGATGCTCTACTTGAGCGATTTTACTGCGGTCTTTGGTGTAAATAACCTGTAATGCTGCTTGACCCATCATTTTGAAGTCGTGGCAAATTCTTTTTACCACATTCTTCTTCAACAGGTCTTTCATCTCTGCATAGTCAGCCTTATTTTCTCTACTATCAGTAGCATCAAGACCTCTTCCGTATATCATTTCAGATATACCATTAATCGCAGCGTTATTGGTTGGAGAGCCATTATATCTATCTATTAGGTAAGTGAAATAATCGTTGTCCTCTCCATAAGCAACAAAGTCATCATTATAGTATTCCTTTATCTCTGGTCTCGAATATGAACCGAGTTGTACTATGTGTATTTTACCTTCTTTTTTTTGCATTGTCGTTCTATTATGTTGGGCGTATTTTCTCGCCTGTTTTGATACTCTACTCATTTTCTAATGCTAATACTATTTGTGTGTTGGATTGTCCGTCAGATTCACTCGTAGCACCTGTTACTGTTTGACCTAAGTCGCTCCATAATGTATGCCCAGCTATTTGTGTTGGCGATATTATTAAGTATCCATCTACTCCGTCATAAGTGTAACTACCAGCAATCACACCACCGCCAAACTTATCTCCAGCGTTTAATGCCTCATCACTTGGCTGAAATCTAAACGGTCTAACAACAAATGGTAAATCAGCTTGAGCCTCTGGTATATCTTTTCTTTCGTTACCAATGTTATTACCGTATAATGGCATTCTCCAAACATAAGCATTACTTTCGTTAATTTCAGTAGAAGTCCATATATTTTGTAGGTCTACATCGAAAGGAGGCGTTACAGTACCTTCTGGTATTCTGTCATATCCATATTCCTCTAAAAGCGCATTTATCGTTCTTGGGAAGTTGTTAAGTAAAACAGATACCTCGTCTAAAGAAGGAACATACCAATCATCGTAAGTAACTTCATCAACAACAACACAATAAAAATCAGCTATTTGGAAAGCACTCGTCTTTGTAGCCATTTCCTCTTTATCATGGCATATACTAAATACACTTGAAGGTGTTTCGTCTCCTGCTACAAATACAAATTCATTATTGTAACTTTGTTCTACCGTATATCTATTCTCGTTTATATCATATTTCGGCAAGTCCTCTTGGTCTGTACAGAAAGCAACACCTTTATACAATACATCTCCACTTAAATTTCGTATTGTCATAGAGTAAAAAACATTGCTTCTAAGCCTATTATCTGCTTGAAATGACACCGTAATTGTAGAAACGCCATTAGATGTTGATACGTTTCTTGAAGATACCCTTGTGGTTGTTCTTTCTGACTTATCATACATATCAACATACACAGGAGATGCCGAAGAGCGAATTATAGCCTTTATTTGTTGGTTAGCTTCAGATGTTGTTAATACATGCATACCAAAGTAATAATTAAAGCGTTATTTGTTTCAAAGACACAAAAAAAGGGGCAATAAATGCCCCCTATTAGATTCACAACCCTATTGAATTTATGAAGGGTCTCTTTGAGTAGATTCAGTAGCAGTAGCACTTGTCATTCCTGCGAATGGGTCGGAATCAGTAGCTCCATCAATAAATGAAGGCATACGGATTTCGTTTGCAGTAAGTGTTAGTGTATATCCGTTTAAATCTCCCATAGCAGTACCAGTTACAGCAGTACCACCTGTTACATCAGCACCATTATCAGCACCAACCAAAAGGAACTTGTCATCGAATGTTTGAACAATAACGTGAGGTCTGCCATACGCTAATAGTTTCAATTCTTTGTTGTCCTCTTTAGTTAGCTTGAATAACGTTGCACTTACAACTTGCTCGAAGAATGTTGTTCCATTCTCCATAGAAGATGTAATGTTTGTTTCAAGAGAAGAATTACCCTTTACATCATAGGTGTGGTAGGTAAAAGTTCCTGTCATATCAGTAATCTCGTCATTAGAACCTATTGTAAGCGTTCCTAAATCTCCGAAATCAACGAAATGAAGTTTCTTAATGCCACCAACCGCATCTTTACAAGGTCTTAATCTTCCTCCAGTTAAATCACAAGCCATTATTTATATTTTTAAGTAAAAGGGGCAGGGTTAGCCACCCCTTTTGATTGAACAATTATTATGCTAAAGTCTGAAGAACTAAGTCGCTACCGATTCCGTATTGTACACCAGCAGTATATCGCATGATTACACGTACGTTTTGGCTACCATCAAGGTCAGCCATGTCGATAACTTTTACTTCGTTGTGGTCAGACAATAGACCAGTACCAAAGTAGATGTTAGATGCCTCTCCAGCTACGATATGGTCAGATGGCATTCCTGGAGCGTGTTGGATTTTAATACCCTCAAAAGAAAGTGCATTCCCTTGATTGTACCAAAGTGAACCTTGTGCGCTAACACCAGCAGCACCTTGACCGCCAGTAGCAAATCCACCTAATGCACGTACATATGCTTGAAGCGCAATAGTTGGCAAGTAGATAGTTAAATCTTCTTTACCGTAAACAGCAGAAGGAACAGAATCAACTACATTTCCAAGAAGCGTTACAATGTTAGAAGATGTATAGGAAGTCTCAGAACCATTAGCAGCATCATTTACATCTCCGTCAGCAGCCATAAGTACAGTCAAACCGTCAAATTCTCCAGCATTGGCATTTACACCAGCCCAGATGTTTTGCTCAGTTTTCTCAGCTACTTTAGCAGCAACATGACCTAAAATAAAATCAGAGAAAGAAGCAGGTAGTTTGTCAAATGCAGAATATCCCATTTGTACAGCCTCCCAGTCTTGTCTGAAATCCTTTTTACATAGCTCAAGGTTAACTTGGAACTCTTCTGGCTGAAGAATACGCTCAGTTAATGTAAGCGAATCAGCAGTAGCAGAAAAATCACAAGAAGCATCAGCGATAAAGTTAGTTGAAGCAACTTTCTTTACAACTTCCTTAAACTTTACATTAGGCTTAATAGTGATAGCACCATCAGCCAATGTTTTACCAGTCAAAAGCGCAGCAGAAATATATTTCCCTGCAAATTCTCCAGCATAAGTAGAGGTAATAGTATCAACAGAACCATTACCAGCGTATAAATTTACTTTTTGATTACTCATTGTTATATTAATTTAGAAAATACTCGGTCAAGTGTGTTTGCAGGGCGATTCTGACCGAATTTAACCACCTCTTTTTCTTCATTCTTTTGTGATGGTGCGTGTGCAATAGGCTCGGCTGCTGGTTCAGCAGATAGCTTTTCTAATTGAGAAGAAAGTTCAGCTTTCTCTTGCTCAACCTTATTGTACTCTACCATCATATCTTCTTTCATGGACTTAATCATGTCCTCAAGTTCCGCAATCTTAGAATTAAAATCCTCTTCTTTCACGTAACCTTCCATAAGTTCTACTTCTTCAGAAACTTCTTCTTCTAACTCAGTAGATTCTTCTTTAACTTCCTCTTCAGCCAATTCTACCTCTTCAGTTGATTCTTCAACTTCCTCAGATAGTTCAACTTCAGTAGAATCTTCAGATAATGCAACTTCCTCTACTTCTGGAGTTTCTACCTCTTCAGCTTGAACTTCAATGTTCTCAACTTCTTTGGTTTCTACCTCAGTAATAGCAGAGAGCTTTTGCATAATATCATTTAAAATGTTTGTAGCTTTACTCTCCATTATGTGTTAATTAACAGTTAAAATATGTACAAATAACAAATAATTATTGTACTGTTAGATTTTTAGGCATTTATCTTCCCAATGCCCTGCGACCTTAAAGTGCCATCACAACACCTTCTTGAATAGGTTTTGCCATTTTTACAAAGACATCCTCTTCTGCTATTTGTTGGAACTTGCCTTCCTACTGTTTCATTTTTACTCATATCAATCTTTTATTTCTCCAAGTTCTTTTAGTTTACCTCTACTCCAAGCAAGTCCTGCTTTACCACCCCATAATAAGTAAGATATAGTGCCACAAGCTTTTGAATCGTTTGGGTCGTAGTATTCCTCTGCCCTCGATAAATATGAGTACATACGCTTTATAGTAGATACTGATAGTTTTTCTCCCCTTGCGAGTTGTTGCGCTCTAATCTTCCCAACAGAGGTAGCACAACGATTATTTACTTTCTTATTTAGTTCAATGCCACGTTTTGCATTGTTTCT